AATATCAATTTTATTATCTGTATATCCTACAGCAAGTCCTGTGGAGTTAGAGTTTGATAATGCATTTATTGTGTGCATGTCAGCATTATTAACTGTTATAACACAATCCTTATGTGCTAACATGTTATGCCTAAAGTATTCTCTTGCAGTCATTTTTTCTGTAAAAATATCATTGCCGTTATTAGTTGATTGGAACGTCATATCAAAAAAACCTGTTAATGATAATATACTTTTTTTAACATTAGACACGTCGATATCTTTTTCTAAGTTGTCGTAAAAATATGAAAAAGATTTCTTTTCGTCTGATTCTAGTATTAGTCTACTAGGTGATTGATGTAATGTAGCAAAGACATTTTTACCTTTTGCATTAGGTATTACTTTTACTTGGTGCCATTTGAGATAAGATTTTAATACATCTTCTAATGTTGACTCGACAGATTCGTCTAACGATAGTACGAATTTTTCTTCTTCTTTAATTTCGTGTATTGATTCAAGTAAGTCATCCAATATATCTAAATTGATATATCTTCCATACCTGCTGTCCTCAATTTCACTATGTGTCCTATCTGCCATTGTTTGGTGTCTAATCCTTTCATTATACCGAGATACTTATTTCGTAACAAACCAAATTGATTAGCCAATGATGTTAGTGTTACTACTTCATCATCGCCATCTACATATTTGTCAGCATCTCTTGAGGTTAACTGTCTGTTATAACTTTCTAAAAAGTTTCTAAATACTTTACTGCGTGTTTTACGCAATTGAATGTTTATGTGTTCTAGAATTGCTTCTATTTCTTGTAATTGATTGAACCTGTGTTCTGTAATGCCAGGCAATGAGGCACTATTACGTTCCACATTGCCCTTGATATAACATTCTTTTTTTGCCTCTAGTAATTCTTCTTCAAAATAATCTATTGCATCTACAATGTTACTTAAATTACCAGATACTTTGTTATACCATCCTGCCATTACTAATCCCAGTCCTCTTCGTCTTCTTCATGATCTTCTACTTCAAAGTATTCTTCAATTGCTTGACGTAAATGTTTATCACAGTCATTGATACTTACTTTGTCATAGTCTACCATTCCTTGATCATCAAATACTCTAACCAAGTTAGCACAAACTTCGTCACGTTCTTTAACGTTTACCGAAGGTTTAACACATTCCCAAGATTCTATTATTAAAGTTAAATCTATCATTCAACATTCTCCTCGTATACTGAAGGGTCGTCAATTTCATTTTCATCAAAGTCATCTTCTACTACTTCTGCAACTACTTTAGGATTTTGACCCCATTCATCAATAATTACCTGAAGTTTATCTCCTGTCCAGCCTTTTCTGAACTCTTTAATCTCTTCACCTGTTACTGGTGAAACATAAGAGAGTTTGTTACCAACTTTATCTACAATACCTTTTGCTTCTAACATTTCTAACATACCACTGTATGGGTCCATGCCGGTCTCATAAGGAATCTTAATTTGTACACCTTCAAAAGGTTTGCTGTATCTTGACTTCATTACTTTACATGCCGCTCTAATACCTTGCACAGTAGACACTTTGTTTCCGTCTGCATCTTCTTTTAGTTTTAGTTTCTTGATAGCAACCACTATGCTACTTGCGTACACAAAGCCTTGTCCGCCACTGATTTTATCATCTGGGTCAAACATATCTTGTGATGCGTATGTGTGGTTAGTACAAACTAATCCAATTGGATAAGGTGCTAGTTGGTTAACTGTATTCCTAACTAAGGCTGTTAATGCCTTTGGTTTTCTACCCATGTCACCTTTCATGTCACCTTTTTCAAATTGAGCAACATCGGTTGGTGTAAGTAGCATACCTAAACTATCAACAACAAATAACAACTTAGGCATTTCTTCATACTCTAAATCACCGTAGTTACTTTTATAGTCTTTCATAAACTCTGAAATAGCCTTTGCTACATCGTCAATCATTGATACACTAATTTTTAATAGTTTAGATGGATCTGTGTCAACGTTTAGTGCTTTTAGCCAATCTTCGTCTAACGCATTCTCTGAGTCAAATAACACTACCTGACATCCTTGTTCCTGTGCGTTTCTTACTAAATTACCCGAACAAATAAAACTTTTACCTGAACCGGACTCACCAGCGAACACACTAACTTTACCTAGTGGTACGCCTTTGTTAAAATCACCACTGATCAAATAGTTGAGTGTGTGGTTTCCTGTGCTGATCCAATCTACTGGATCATGAAAACCGGCACTAATACCACTAATACTTTTAGTGATGCCGGTTCTAAATTTACTTAAATCAAATGGTTTTTGCATTTTATACTCCGTATATATTTCTTTCTTTTAATTCTTCGACTAGTTTCTGTGCCCATCTTTCGTGTCCTGCCTCATTGGCATGGCCTCCGTTAATTCTAACTTCTGGAAATTGTCCACTCATTATCCAGTCCCAATAACTTGTTTCCATGTAATGGATTTTATCTATTGCATTATGTAATGATTTATCTACTGGGTGATCACCAGACCAAAATTTTACGTCTTCGTCTTCTAGTGGTGCTTCATCCTTTGTGTTTGTCATTACATCAAACATTAGATATGGAATGTTATTGTTTTTGCATATATTTTCACATATATACAATGTCCTATATTTTTGTGCTAATAAGTCTTCTGCTAAACAGATAGGTAAAAACTGTTTGTATGTTTCATACCTTTCTGAGCCTTCTGTCATTTCCGGTGCTCTCCAACTGTTCACTAAATTATAATGATAAGAACCGTCATCGTCAAAGCCGTCTGCATATTCAAATCTACCCAAACAAGTCCAACCTAGTATAACTAAGTCTGGTTTAGGGTTACCTGCTAAGTATTCGACTAATAGTCTTTCAGTTCGCATAACACTAGCACCAGGTTGGCCTAGATTAACACATTCATCTATTTCTAATAGTTGTCTTAATTTTTCTGGGTAAGCCTTGTATATTGATTCAGGACGATTGTCACCTTCGCCGTATATTTCTGCACCAAATGTGTGGCTATCACCTATTGCTAATAATGTACTCATTTTTATTCCTTAAAAATGTAGCCATACTAGTTCTCTGAAGTAAACAGGACCAAGTATTCAAATCCCTAAGTATGGCTACTAGTCGTCAACTACTGCTGACGATTCCTAATCATCTGCAGGATGTCATCTGCAGATGCTTTACCAGTTTCATTAGAAGTGTTTTCGGCAGAAGCACTTACTGTTTCTGTTACTGGTTCAACTACCGGTGCAGGTGCTACAGGCTCAGCCGCTGGTGCTGGTGCCGGAGTAGTTTCTGCTACTGGAGTCACTGGAGCCTGAGCCGGTGCTGAAGGTGTTTGTACCTTAGCAGGTGCGGCCTGGCCAATAGGTCTAAAAAAGTTACCGTACTTATCGCTGTCATAAAGTTCGCCATTTACAGAATCTTGGAACATGTTGTAAATAACATCTACTTCCTCTGCTGTTGGCTTCTTAGGTAAGAAATCTTTAAGATCAAATAAACCATGTGTATCAACACTGGCAAGTTCATTTTCATCTAATGATCTTTCTTTCCTTGCCCACTTACTTGTTGAATAGTCAGCATACTGACCTTTTGTGGTTTTTGTTAATCTAAAGTCTGTGCCATTTACATAATCTGTTGGAATGTTTTCCATGTCTGGGTCCATTAATGCACCCTTGATTATATTAAATATTTGAGGTCCAATAATGAATCGTCTAATTGGATTCTCTGGAGTTGTATCCTCTTGAAGTGGACTATCTACCACAAATCCTTGGAATATATAACTTCTTTTTTTCCAGTACTTGCGACCCATATCTTCTAATGAAGGATCTTTGAACCAAGGTCTGATTTCATTATGAACCGGACATTGTTCTCCCCACATTTCCATACAAGGTACTTGTACAGTTGTAGGTTTCATGTCACCACCCTTTATGCCAGGGAACTGTAAACGAATCATTTGTCGTTCAGTCCAAAAGAATGTGTTGTTGGGGTCTCCGTCTGGTAAGAATCTCATTGTAGCACTAGTGCCCTCTGAGATGTTCCAAAATGGGAAGATAGCATTATCGCCACCTGTTTGTGAACCGCCTGGTTTAGTATCCATTGCGGCTAGTTTTGCTCGTATTTCAGCCAATGTTGCCATGTTTTTTCTCCTTGTTTGCCATGTCGTGTAATATTAATTCTTACACTTGTTTGCCTATTATAATGCCTTTTGAAGTTGAAGTCAACCTCTTTTTGCCATGTTATGTAATCTAATTTAAAATTTCTTTTAAACTAACTTTACTATATTATATATCAAAATTAGCAGATTTTGTTTAATTTTTCGGTAAAATCAACAAATTCTACTAAATCTTGGTCTATATTACTTTCTACTCTTTCATTTACTTTACTGATTAATTTCTTAACCATGTTTACAGTAAATTCGTCAAGTTTCTGATCTTTCAGAATCTTAACTGTTGTGTTGTTGATAAATTCTTTTAAAATTTTGTCATCAATGCTTTCACTAATTGTATTTAATTTGTATGCAATTTCTGATTTTTTATTAGGAAATTCAACAGCATCTTCGTTAATTGCTGGTACACTAAATCTATTATTTTCAATAGAATGCTCAATATACTCTGCAACTGAACGTTGAATATTAACTAATCTATTAATGCTAGGAAATGCAGATTGTACAGTATTGTCAACATGCTTTTCTGTGAATAAACCTGATAAATCGTGTTCGTCTTCACTTAATGTCAATGTATTCATTGCGTCAATTGTATCTACTGCTTTAGCATAAGACTTTGCTCCACTTAATTGTTTTAAGTTTTGTCTCATTGTAGATATAGATTCTTTTGCTATTTGTACATACTCGTTATTTTGTTCATTCACTAATCCTTTTTTGTCTACATATCTAACAAATTGTGACAATTCGGAAATGTTTTGTACCATTTCATTAATTGAATTGCCTACTTGATCAAAAGGATTGCCACCATTATGTACGTGGCGTGCCATTGCTCTGGCACCTGCTAAACTTTTATGAGGTAATGCAAATCTTTCATCTGCACGTTGTATAAAGATCTTTGATATTTGTCTACTTCTTGATCCTCTGACTTCTTCGTTAACTGGTTTGTTGTGTCTTACAACTATTTTTACTGCGTCCAGAGGTTGGTAACTTGTTTTGGTGCTACCATACATTTTTCCTAGACTTGCTTCTGTTACTTCTGCTTTCACTTTATACTCATCGTGTTTTGGCGTAATGTTCTTGCCATAGATTTTATACTTAAAACTGTATAAACCATTATGTGCAATTTCTTTTATACCTTTATGTATTTTATTTATGATGTCTTCATCGACAACCTTCGATCTGCTTAACTTAACTTCTTTTTCTGCTGAATCTACAGTGACCATTACATTTGGATCACTGCTAAAAAATCTTTCAGCAATATCAACACCTAATGTATCGTTGCCTTGATCGTCTTTTAAAGTCAGTTTTAATCCATTACCTTTTAGGAAATCAAAGATTTTGGTATTAATTTCTGCTTTATTATTCATACTTATATTTATCAAAAAAACTAATTATAAAACACCTATTGGCATAGGACCGCTATAATCGTCGTCGTCCCCGCCGACACTAGTTTCTATTTCGTCGTATATAGCATCTTCGTATTGTGCTATGTATGTGATCATTCTTACTGTAACTAAAGTAGCCATAACTAAGTCATCACTACCTCCTGGTTTTGCGGCAAATGTTGTACCACGTGCTACAAATTCTTTTAATTCTCTAATTATATTTTTACTGCGTAATGATAATTTACCGTTTTCAATTAAACGTTTCATTGCCAACGCACCTTCCATTTTATTTTTATGATGGGTGTGATATCCTTTGCGACCTTTCTTGCCCTGTACTTTGTTAGGTTCATGCAGGAATGTTCCAGGGAAACTTTCTTCACCAGTGTCTCTAATAACCACAAGTGCCGCTTCACCGATAGCATTGTTTTCTACTGTCCAGTATATTTCATTAGCACCGTAACTCTGTATTTCTAATGCTATGTCTCGCAGTAGTTTTACTTGCCCTTCAATTGGTGTTTTGTTGTGTTGCCATTCACATACTTGATTCATACTAGGTAAGTCGTAACACACTATGGCGGCATTGTCTCCCCCTGTTCCTGTGCTAGGATCTAATGTAATTGTATATATTTTGTTTGGGTTAATGTTTTCATACCAACGTATTTGACCGCTACGTCTAATTGGGTCAACTCCTTTCATATCAACTAGTTTAAGTGAATCAATAAGTGTTTCATCGTATATGATAAATTCGCATTCGTGTTCACGTCTAAATCTTTCTTCGCCAATCCTACTACGTTCTGCTTTTGCCCACAGTTCGTCTCTGTCCGGGTGCTCTTGCCAATTTACCCGGAATGCTTTGAATCCATTTGTGCCTACATCGCTTTCATTACCGTGATCATCTACTTCTCTGATTGCTTGATGCCAGATATTAGCAAATGTATCATCGTCACTGTTAGGTGTAGATGTTACTATACATTTACCACCTGTACTTAATGTTGGTGATAATGATGTCCAAAATTCAGCCGCTATCCTTGGTGGCACAAACGCAAACTCGTCTAAGTAGACTAACGAAAGTGACATACCCCTACCAGTATTTTCAGTTGTTGTAGCACTTACTATTCTGCTACCGTTATCAAAACTCAAACTACCTTTATTATATTCTGTTACACCTGCTCTAATATGATCTGGAACACTTTCATACGCATAACGTATACGTTGCATAATTTCCTGTGCGCCTGTGTGCTTATGTGCCGCTACAAGTATTGTGCTGTCAGCGACAAACATAGCATACCAAAGTAAGTATGCGGCCGCACACGTTGTTTTACCTGTCTGTCTAGGTAACATGTTTATACTATATCGATATTGCGAGTAAGTGTGTATTAACCTTTCTTGGAATTCAAAAGGTTGAAAATCTATACCACCTTTTGTAGGATGTTGTATTTTTACAAATTTTCCCATAAAGAATGCTGGTCCACTTATTGGATCCATGCAATTTTGTAATTCCACGATTTGATCTTCAGTGAAGTTTTGCTTTGCAAATGCTCGTTTGGTTAAACTATAATCCTGCGTTCCTTTAGGCATACAGTTATTTATGTGGGTTTTTGGTTAAGAAAAGTGTTTACAGGCTTTTGTAACGATTCATTAATGCGTTAAGAATCTCTTTTTTATCACCAGCAACTGGGTCGTAACCTGTTGCTTTTGGTTTGAGACTTATAACTTTCATTTTCATTTTTGATTCTTCGTCATCGCCGTGTTGATCGCAGTCTGAACATTCGCACTCATCACCAGGCTTTCCACAACCATCACAAACATCTGCGTACTCGCCTTGTTTTGGTTCTTCATCGTGATCATGTTCTTCTTCTGAATCTTTGCCTTTAGGTAATGTGATACCTGCAAGTTTTAAAATGTCGTGTAGTTCGTCCATGCTGTCAGCATTAGCACTAACAGTAACAGTATTATCGCCTTGCTTCTTAGTCTTGCTATAAGTTACTGTTTCTTTGTCATCTTGGTCGTCTGCACCTTGCATTCCATAAGGTGATGAAGTATAAAATGACTCCATCAGTGACATATATTTTCTAATTTCTTCTGACATTATTGTACCACTGGTCCTTGATTAATGTGATATTCGTTACCTTGTACACTTGGATCGTGTGCTAAACCTACTGCGTCTGCTAAAGGTTTTAGGTCGTCTCCCATCATCATGCTTTTGCTTGGATAGTTACGGAAATAGTCTGCACCTTTTTCGTTTTTAACTTTTTGTAATTCATCTAAAAACTTAGAATTGAACTCTTCGCCGTACATGCCTAATTCTGCAAAATCTAAATCTTTGTTTTCAATTTCGTAATGTGCTTGTTCTTCATTAGTTAATTCGGCATTTTCCATGTCTGCATATCTATCCTTGTCATTTTCGATTCTGTTTTTAGTAACTTCATCTTCTAATGTTCTTGGACTTTCTACTGGTTGAATAACAACATGCTCTGACATCATTTGCATATTTACTGCTACCCAAACTTCTAATAATCTTTCATTAATTGGATATTGTAATACAACGTCTACACTTGTTACTTCTGTTGGTCCTTTAAGTTTTTTGTTTTTAAAATCTAAAGGTTCTTCTTGAATAGGAGTTCTTTTAGCACTACTAACACTTTGTACACCGTATTTACCTAGAATATTTTCCAACTGCTTTATACCTTCGTTAGATATATCTCCAGCGAATTTAATTCTATAGTTAAAAGTTTTTTCAAAACTTTCTGTTATAAATTGTTTAAAAGGTGTTTTCATAATCTCTCCTATGTAGTTATTTATCTTTTTTGTTTAAAATTTGAAGGATGTGGTTTCTGTCCATAACTCCTCCTTCGCTTTTAGATTCCGAACCTTCTGTTTGATCTAGTCTCATTTTGCGTATTTGTAAGTCAATCATTTTTAATTTTTTGTCAACTTTAGCATTTTTGCTGTCCATTGCTATTTGTAACATCTTACTTGCTGTTTCAAAAACTCTACCGGCATGAGCATCTTGCACATTCATACCTAAGTTCATAAGTTCGTCATAACTGTCTAGTGCCTTTTGTGCAATGTCTTCCATTTCATTGTCATGTGCTGTTAAATCTTTAACCTTAGGTAGTGCCGAATCTATTTTTTCAGCATTTGTAAGTGCCTCTTTAACTTCTACTTCTGTGATTTCTTTGCTTTGTTCTTTTGTATCAGCAGGTAACACGTCTTCTATAGGCGGTAAATTAAATTCTTCTTCCAGTTTGCGTGTCATAGTTGTATTTAGTTCTTTCTCTTCTTGGTGTTCATGTATATGTGATTCTCATTCAACACTCTAAAACGTACACCTTTGCGTTGACACCATTCATTTGCGGCTGTCCATTTTGCTAAATTAATAGCAACTTGTATTTTTTCTGCACTACTTCTTGCACTTTCCATTGTACTTTGACTGCCAGGTTTGATCTCAATTACTTCCATATGATTCTTGCCATTTTTATCAGTGTAAATTACTGTGAAGTCAGGCACATAAACTGTGTGCTTACCTGTCACAGGGTGTCTATATGGTATTTTGATATTTTCACTTGCCCATTGTGTAATGTTTGGATGGCTATCACACATGTTCATAAATGCTAATTCCCAACTGCTACGATAGTAAGGAGATTTTGCACCTGCATACTTATTTGGGTTTTGTGGTTCGAATGTGCCTTTGGCGTATTTTGCCATGTTACGCCCCTATAAGTAGGCGAACGTATTTGTCTGATGTAGTATTTACAGAATTTTGAAATCTTACTGAATTTGGTAAAGTATTATTGATAAGATTTAGTACATCATTGCTTATTGATATCTTGTTATCTTCTTTTGTATAAAGTGATAGTACATCAACTTCTGTGCTATCTGCGATTTCTTTTAATGTGATTGTATAAAAGTTTGCTAATTTGTCTGTCAAACCAGCACTTTTAAAATCTGCAAATACCTGTTCGATTTTATATCCGTCTAGGCCGTTTTTAACTGTGTTTGCCTGTGTTGTTAATTGTTTTATTTGCAGTACTTCAGGATTAATATTTAATTCTTCACCTGTTTTAGATATAATTTTGTAGGAGTTATTAGACTTATTTGTATCAAAATCTACTCCAAAATTTTTGTATATATTACTCATTAGTTTATATTAAACTTGTTAAGATTTTTATTGTTTTTCTTTAATAAGCCATCTGTGAGTTCATTTGCTTTTTTTCTTACAGCATTACGCACTAAATTACCAAAGAATCCAATTTCCTCTGGATCGGCCCCTGCTGTTTTAATTGATTCTAAACTGCCGCCATAGTCTTGTCTTTTTGCTGTATTTACAGCACTCAAATCTTTGGCTCTATTGCCGGCACGTTGAGATAACCCAAATAACCCTTTTACAATTCCTCTAAGTCTATCCCCTCCTGGATTAAATGGCGTTGACTTAGTATAATCCTCTATAGCCTCTTGTAAGAATGTACTTTCTTCGTCATAATCAAAATTTATAACAGGAGAATAGTGTAACTTTTCGTATTCGAATGAAAAGGTTATTTCTTGTGAACTTCCTGAGCCTGCATAATCTAGAGGCGTAAACGATACGTCACCAATCATTGGATTGACTGCTGTTGTACGTTGTACTGTTTGGCCGTGTATTTGATATACATGAATATTATTAAAAAATTGTGAATTTTTTGCATCATGCATGTCTATGCCATCAAATTGACTCATGTGGTCGCCTTCGTGTCTTATTAATTTACTATTATGTACGACACTATTCCAGTCTTGTATTTGACCACTTGCAATACCTGGTGTTGTTTGAGTATGTCTACCGTCGGTAAAATGATAGTTATAATATACTTGCCATAGTTCTTGCCATGTGCTTGATACATCATCATGTACCGTTACATTAAACGGCTTGAACTCTTTTGTTAGAATTACTGGAACATTTTTATTATATTTTGGTCTTTTTTCAATAGTCACAGCCATAGTTGGCATGTCTATTGTTTTAACCATTTGTGCTAAATCAAAAGGCCCAGTCGTGTTTAAAAACAATGCCTGCAATGTGGGGTTTAGTTCAAAATGAACTATATATTGAAACGGCAAGCGAGGGGGGTTACCGGAACTAAAACTACCAAGTTTACTACTTGCGTGTCTAGGTCCGGCTACATAAATCCCGTTTTTAACTTGTCCGCCGATTAACTCTTTCCAGAATTTTGCCATCGGTTCTCCCTATAGAATAGGCCTAAATTATACTCCAGTGCCTGGTGTTGCTGGTAGTGGTGATACTAATGGGAATGGATCACCTGCGGCAACTTTACCACCGAGTGTATTAGGTCCAGCCACATGTACCGCGTTATCGTATCTGACGGTCAAGTCTAATTGAACAATTTCGCTGGCATCATATGAATGATCACTATAGTTAACCTGTTGTAGCATACATCCTTCTAGTTCCCATTGCTCTGTTGGCTCAGCATTTGTACCATCTAAGACTTGGATAAGCATATCAAACTTGTAGTCTCCACCACTAACTGCGGTAGTTTGTTCGAAATGGTTAAATTGTCTTTGGATTTGCTGACCGACTAAAGCGGAAACTTGGTTAGTAATATCATCCCTTAAACTGAGATTAATCGCTTCCCATTGATGTTTACCTGATATATATGCACGAGAGTTATAACTGTGAACTTCAACTTCGTCAACATTAAATGTTGGTCTAGTTACACTCACGATGTTACTTGTGAACTCATCGGTTCTACCACCTGCTCCAAATCCAGTTACGAGTACACGGAATCTGTATTTGAGTTTAGGTTGTAAGATACCTAATCGAGCACCTTCAATAGGTACACCAAATTTATCTTTTGTTACTGCCATCTTTCGATCTCCTAATCACATGTTATACATGCTATTGCATTTATTTATCTCTTTTCGGCCAAAAATAAAGGGTGGAAAAATCCACCCTTTATAATTTTTAGAATAATCTTATTCTGAGCCTGTTTGACCAAGTGTTGACTGAATTCTAATCGGAATGTATATAAATTCAACTGCTTTAGTTGGCTGAATTGCTATATCCAAGTATAATTCGTTTTTATCAATCCTTGCAGGTGTGTTATTTGTGGTATCACAAACACTAATGAAGTCAAATAAACCTCTTAGTGTAACTAGTTCTGATAATAATTGATCAGCAACTCGTTTTACACCGGATCTTGTTATTCCATCGTTTGGTTCAAATAAGAAAGGCTTAACTGCGATATCTAATTGATATCTAATATAGTTTACAAGCCTTGCTACGTTGATTCTATCTAATGCACTTGCAGTTGGGTTAAGAGTTTTCTGCCCAAATACAACTAAGCCTCTTCCTGGGAAGTTTGCTATTGGATTAACTTTATTTGCATAAAGTGTATCTCTTTGTCCATTGTTAAGTGAAACTGGAACAAACTCGCCTGCTGTTCCGTCTACATAACCGACACTAGTTGCGTTTTGTACGATACCTCTTTGATACCCTGCTGGTGCAAACCATTGATATGCCACATTGTCATTGAATGCAAATGTTCTTAATGCAATATGTGAAGCCGGTACAGCCACACTAGCACCATCTAAGTTTGTTGTTAAACCTGATGGATAGTGTACTGAAACGTATGGATTACTTGTAATAAGTCCATCTTCACCGTTTTCACTTGCGTTATTGGCATTGGTTGCCCAATTTTTCATGCTTGTTGCATCTGATTTCAATCTCATTGGACTATCAGCAACAATAAATGCGACTTCTTTCTTATCTGTATTAAGAGTAACCATCTCATCTATTAATTCTGGATATCCAGGAGAGGAAATCAAGTTATAGAAATTAACTTCACTTCTTATTTCGCTATTGTTTGCTATTGCGGCCTGCAATGATTGTACAATAACTTTTCTCTGTGCTTTTCTACCCATGTAAGGTGAACCGTCTGCTTTATTGCCTGACTCACTTACCCATACATTAGTTAATGTTCCACCGCTGTATGCATATGATGTGTAGTATTTCTTAACGTTTTTACCACTGGCTCTAAAGTTCCATGCTAAAATACCAAATGGTACTGTTGCTGGTGCTATTGCGTCTGCGTCAACAGATGCTGAACCATATGATGCTAAATCTAAGAACTGAATACCGTCTGCAGACACTTGGTCTGTGTTATCAACTAGTATCCATACACTTGATTTTCTTTTGTAAATTTTTGGATAGTTTTCCAAATCATCTGAATCAACCCAAAGGTCGCCGTCCACTAAAGAACCGCCATCGCTTTGTGTTGTAGGCTCACTCGCCGCTACGTTTACATCGTAGTCTGCTGAGTATTTTGTCCATGTTGCAGTTCCGCCAACATTTTTGTTGTACCAAATGTCAACTGCTGAACTACTGTCATACCAAAGTTTACCTGTTATTAAGTCACCTACTGGTGCAGTAGTACCAAATTCATAGTTTTTACTATCAATTGTTGCAACTGTTCCAGTTACGTCTGCAACTTTAAAGTTACTGTAATTACCAGTAGCAATGTTTAAGTTTGTGAACACGTTAAATGCTACACCACCTACACTACCATTGAAAACATCAATGTCTTTACCGTCACTTGCTACTAATGTAATTTTTCCT